TTGACTGAAAAAAAAATGAGTAAAAAAAAGACACAACCCCGCAATAGGGGGGGTCTTGGGTAGGGCGGCAACCTTCCAACTGATGAGACAAGCCAAAAAAAAGAATGAGGAGGGGAAGAAAAATGAGAAGATATAACCGTACATTTGAAATCAAAACAACAGAGGAAGAAGCTAAAGAATTTTGCAAAGAGATAAATAAAGCAGCTACTTATTATATGAGACAGAACAAGCCAGCACATTATACACCTTGGAGCAGTCGAGACAATACGGAAAAAGGTTTTATTTGTTGGTATTATTATTAAGAAAAGTGAACATGAGAAAAAGAAAGGAAAGATAATCATGAAAAAATTTGAATTGTTTATGTGCTGTTTGGGAAATGGAATCACTGTTTGCAATAAGGCAATAGAGGAAAATGGAGATTATAAAACCATTGCTCATATTGCAAATTGCGGCAAAATCACATGGTATGTTAATCCCATGGGATATGTGCCATCTGATGCACTGTTAAAAATTGAGCATACAGCTAATGTACAGCATGAAAAATGGGAACAGTGGCTAAACTCTATGCCGGAGATAAAACAGTATGAAAAACTGTTAAATGCTGTTCCGTTGAATGTAATGCTTTATGCAATGGACTTAGGCGGCGGATCGGAAAGAAAAATTCATTACCTAAAGAAAGTGTGTTATGAAAAGGCGTACTTTTAAAAAAGGCATCCGCAGGGCTTGACGTTCTGCGGATTGGCTGTGTAGAAAAGGAGAGATAACCGCATGAAAAAAGAAGGGTTTTTCGCAGTCCGTCAGCTTGCAGGGCGAAAAAGGGAACGTGTGCAGGCGGAGGGATACAGGGTAGAACGTGGCGAATTTGTTTTTTATGTCTGCGGCTCTGGTGGTTCTTGGGGCGTGACAGAAGCAAAAAGCGGTATGTTGATAGGTGTTTACGGAAAAACAAGGAAGGAATGTATAGAAAAATTGCAGGCGTTCGACCTGTCAAGGCTTGAAAAATTCGACCTTGAGAAGATGAACAAGGAAATGCTTTCTCTGCCCCTCTGCGACTTGTGAGAGGGCGTTTTCTTTTTTCGGCGGTTAATCGGTCAAGTGAAATAAAAAGGCGGCTTATAGGGGCGAATATAGGGCGAAAATGCATATTGAAAATGTTTTCTGTTTTTGGTATTATAAAAATGATTAAGATTTCCCAGTGGATAAAAGTGAGAAATGGCACTGCTTTATGCGGTGCTTTTTTCTTTGCCAAAAATAGGGCGAAAAATTTTTTGAAAGCAGAACCCCAAAAACCCATCAAAAAGGCAAAATATTCAAAAAAAGGCAAAAAAGATTGAAAAAATTTTGTTAGTGTTATATGATGGAAGGAAAAAACAAAAAGGAGGGTTTTATATGAAATTTCAAAGATTAAAAGACATGGTTTGCGGTGCTGTGATTGCATCAATGGTCTTGTGTTCTGGTACGGTGGCATTTGCGAAGGTGGCAAATATGAACATCCCTGTATCATTTAGCAACATCAAGATTATTGTCGATGGGAAACAGCTTTCCACAAGCAAAGAGCCTTTCACCTACAACGGCACAACCTATCTACCTGTTAGGGCGGTAGCCGAAGCGGTCGGAAAAGACGTTACATGGGATGGCGCGACAAAAACGGTTTATCTTGGCGAAGTGCCTGCCGATACATATACATCGAAAACAAAAGACGGCAAAAACAACGATATTGAAATAACGGGCGCAACTTTAGATTATGAATATGGATTGCCGAAGCTGTACCTTGATTTCAAGAATAACACAAACTATGACATCGATAGATTTGATATTTATATTAACTGTTTTGACGCTTATGGGGAGAGCGTAGACAGCATCCCATATAACTATTACTACATCAAAAAATTAGAGAAAAAATCGGAAAATTCTGAGCATTGGCAGCTATATTCTAACGGTACATCTATTGTGCAATTTGGCATTTATAAATACAAAACATCTGACGGAAGAACTGTAGAAATACCAAAAAATGAAATAGAATGGTGGCAAACAAAATACGAAGGATAAGCAATGGCTTGGTTTATAACCGTCATAGTATTGTTCATTTGCGTTAGATTTATCGACCATTTGAAGGGTTGTTTGGTTGTCCTACTGATTTGTTCAGCTGGGATTGCGTTATGTATATTTTTTCCTGCTATACTCGGTCTTGTTACTACACTTGCAATGACCTATGGATTATATTTGATAATTAAAAAAGCCATACAGAAAAAAGAGAACAGAAAGAATGTTTCAAAGAATAAGGAGAATAGACTGACGCAAGAACAAAGGACGGAAATCAAAAAGAGAATTGAAAAAAGCAATAATGCAAACAGTGATGATTTTTGTTGCCGCGTAGACCCCGACAGCAGTTATATATCCCCGGAAATGAAAAGTTTTATAAGTTCCTGCAATAAATATGTTGAGGGCAGAGAAAGAGCAGAAGAAGAAAGAAAAGAATAAAAAACAATGGATATTTACATAGCGAAGGAGGGAATTTTAGAATGAAAAAAACTATTGTCTTATTGCTTGCTTGCTTGATATTTACAGGCTGCGGGAGCACAGAAACAGAGGAAGAAAAAACAGCCAGATTAGTATCCGAATCTAAAGCTGCGTTATCTGATTATGATTATGAGATTGTAGATGATAGTGTAAAATTAACTAAATACAACGGGAAAAATGAGGTTTTATATATCCTTTCTGAATACGAAGCCGATGGGAGCGAATATAAAACGGATTTGTCCGATTTCTCCTGCATTGTTGGTAGTTCTAAAGTGAAATTTATTATTTTTGAAAATGGCATTGAGGAAATAGCGAACGCCATTTTTAATTCCAGCGGCATACAGGCGGTATACTTCCCTAATACTATGAAGTGTGTCTATGATACTTCATTAAGATACTTACATCCAGAGGAAGAAGGCAAAATACAAATATATTACGAAGGAACAGGGGAGGAATGGAATCAAATTTTCAGTACTTATGAGCGGCAAAGTGTAAAAGAAGCGTGGAACTCTAACGATGATTGGGAGAAAAAAGGAAGTGCGGTAGGCGAATCCGTGGCAGAAAAATTAAACGGCATGATGGGAGAATATGACAGTTCAAATTATGAATTTCATTATTCTGTAGATGAAAGTCAACTGAATGAGTTGATTAAAAGTTATAAGTAAAATATATTGCGATGGGGGGATTCTTTTCAGAACCCCTCTTTTTTTGGAAATTTTTAAAAATCTATTGACTTTTTGTGCGTACTATTATATATTAAATGTGCGTACAGAAAGTGAGGTGATGAAAATGTCTCCACGCACAGGAAGACCAAAGGTTGAAAATCCAATGAATGACAGGATCTATGTAAGAGTGACTAGAGAGGAAAAGGAAAAAATCATGAAATTTTCTTCTGAAAGCGGATACTCGATATTAGAGTTGATAAGATTCGGGATTGAAAAACTGAAAGGTCAAAAAAAATAACGGTTACGCCCCGACCAAAGTTTGTAACCGTTAATCCACTCGAGATTTCTCTCTATGGAATATTTTAACATAAAGGGAAATCTCTTTCAAGTTAAGATTGAAGGAGGTTATCGAAATTGAATGACGTTATCACAATCGAAAACACCGAAATGCAGATTAGAGAGTATGACGGCGAAAGAGTTGTAACATTCAAGGACATTGACACGGTGCATCAGAGACCAGCAGGAACAGCAAGAAAGGCGTTTTATAGAAACAAAAAAAGATTTGAAGAAAACAAACACTATATCAGTTTAAAGCCTAAGGAAAATCCTAATGTCCGTTTAACGGACAATAGAAATATTTCCATTCCTAACAAGGGCATTACGCTGATAACCGAAAGAGGGTATCTCCTGCTTGTAAAGGCATTTACAGACGATTTATCTTGGAAAGTGCAGGATATGCTTGTAGACGTATATTTCAAGGTCAGAGAGGTGCAGAAAGAGCCATATTACAAAGAGCCGCTCGCAGATGATTTCACGCCCAGAGTACCGATTGTATCTGACTGGTACGAGCGGAACAAGGGCAGGATGTACCGACTTTGCAGAGACAGCGGAAACAGCCGCAGCTATCTTTATCATTGTATTTTGACCCGACTTTCCGAAAGATACGATTTGAACGCCGCAAGGGAGATTTACAAGAATGAGGTCGGGAGTTATCCAGAATATCCGATTGACATTGTAAAATATTTCCCAGAGTTAGAACAGGATGCGGACAAAATTTTGGACCGTATCGAGAGAATCACCTACAGGTAAAAAGGAAAGGGGGCTAATAAAAGCCCCTCAATCCTAAAATATTCGTTTCAATATGTAACGATTGCCGCCACAAGTGATGAGAGCCTTAGAAAGACCATCGTCAATAATTTCCGAATTGGAAATTTCCAGAACCTTTACCAGAGATATACCGACATTGTCGCAGATTCTAACGAACGTGGAAAGCCGCATATCTTCCGTTTCCTCATTGATGATATTATACATAGCCTTGTATGATAAATCGCACTGGATGGAAAGCTGCGCGATGCTCCACCCCTTTAGAAGCATCTCGCGGCATAGCTCGGTTTTGAGATTTGATATACATTGCCCCGGGTTTACCCCATAATTCACACACCTTTCTATTTTGTAGTTGAATGGAAAGTTTTGCTGAATGTTTGGCAGTCAACTGCAATGGTATCCTTCTCCCTTCTGGTATAATCGGCTTGTACCTAAAAAACAGGTACTCGCAGTTCTGGTTATTGGGCGGCGTTTGGATTGGCGTTCTCGCCGCCTAATATCTATTGTAAACCTTGAAAATAAAAAGTCTATAGCTAAAAATGTCGAAAATGTAGAAAGGGCGTATAAATTATGTTAAGAAATGAAGAATGTACGGATAAAATGAGCCAATTTCGTGAAGAAATTATCGATTTAATATCTAAATTTGATGATGTGCGCCGCCTGAGGGCGATTCGTGCATATCTCATGGCGTTGTTAGGATGATAAAAAAGAGAAAGTCAATGGATTGCGCATTTCCATTGACTTTTTTTATTACTCTTTTCCGATAGAATCAACAAGTTTTTCCAATACTTCCCAATCTGATTCATTCAGCTTAGCCAGAGCCGTTACGAGCCTGCGCTTGAAACTATCTTTTCCGTTTCTTTGGATTTCGCCAAGCATTTCAGAAATCTGCTCATCTTTAGATTTTACAAACATTTCGTCAATCCCATCTCTGAGCCAATCCTCATTTACAAACTTTCCGTTCCAAGATTCCAAACAAATTATTTTGAAAATCTTATCCGTTACTGGTCTATCCCCTTTTTCGATTTGGGATAAATAGGTTTGCGCTACTCCTATCTTCTTCCCAAAATCGCTTTGATTCATTTCAAGGAATAGCCTTAATTTTTTCACGCGCTCATTTACACCATTCAATGTAGACACCTCCTTTCTTGTAATATAATAACACAAGAATATTGCAAATGCAATAATTTTTTCTTGACTTCATAACGCATTTGCGTTATTATGATATTGCAAATGAAATAAGGAGGTGAGAAGATGGAAGAAAGAAAATTCGGAAAAACCATAGTGGATTTTACTTCTAAAGGCTCTATTCAGTGTATCGCTATAGCGCATACAGAAAAAGATAGAAACGACTTACTGAAAAGAGCCTACAGGGTAATATTTGCGCCAAACACGGAAGGAATCAACTGTTGGGTTCTGTTTCGGGAAAAATCGGAGGTTGGTCTTTAGACCACTCTAAATGAATCCATCGATAGTCCGGCGGAAATCCTTCTGAAATACCGATAAATCGCCAACCGCATTTTTCATAATCTGAAATGATTTGGTTTATCTGGGATTCCGAAAGGTTATCACATTTGATGATTCGTTTTTCCATAAATTCACCCCCTTATCAAATGATAAGGAAATTATAACACAGAAAGGAATGGTGCAATGAACGATTTGGTTCATATCCAAAATACTGATATTTCGGTAAAGGAATATCGAGGACAGAGAGTTGTGACATTCAAAGACATTGATATGGTCCATGAAAGACCTGAGGGAACGGCGAGGGCAACTTTCAACAGGAACAAAACTCGTTTCAGAGAAGGGGAAGATTACTTCGTATGTGAAACGTACGAAGCAAAATCCCTCTTCAATGTATCAGCTCCGAACGGAATTTTGCTATTAACTGAGCAGGGATATTTAATGTTGGTAAAGCCGTTTTCAGATGACTTGTCATGGACGGTTCAAAGACAGCTTGTGAACGGATATTTTAAGACAATGCGACTTGTCAATGAGGAATTATCGCCGGAAACGCAGCTTATCTTAAAGCTGGCGCAAAGCATCGCTAATAAAGAGTTGGAAGATAAAGAGCGAGACAGGCAGATTGCCCTTGCGAATGAAACAGCGAAAAAGGCAGTTGAAACCACAGAAACAATTAAGGAAGCTGTTAAACCTGTACTGGATAATTGGCGGATTGAGATTAACAGAAAAATTAAACGCGTTCAGTTTAGTTCCAAAATTGATTTTCAAACATTGAATACCCAACTGTATTCAGAATTGGAACAAAGAGCCGGATGCGACTTAGGCACAAGGCTTAGAAACATGAAGCAGAGGATGGGAAATTCTGGTGCGACCAAAACCGCAATCAATAGTATCAGAAAAATTGATGTGATTGAGGGAGATAAGAAGCTTCGGGAGATTTTCTCGAAAATTGTCTCCGAGTACGAAATTAAATATTGCGCATAGAAGGGAGAAAGAAAGATGAACATTGATAAATTAAATGAATTTGATGTTTCAATAGGATTTCGGTTTGCAGAAGCTCATGAGCAAACAGCGGAATGTAGCGATGGTGGAACCGCAAGTGTTATCACGCTGCACTTTGGAAACGATTTTCATGTTGCTGCGGTTGTAGATTTTATTGACGGAGAACCTCATATTATCGAGCTTTATGCGGTTGACGATAATGGGAAGAAAATTTAAGGAAGGAGGTGCAGGAAATGAGCGAAAAGGAAAAACAGGTAGTAGAAAAGCTGAAAGAAGCAATTCCGCAGATGTCCGATTTTGATAAGGGCTATATCCTCGGCAAAGTTGAGAGCATGGCAGAGCGGAAAAAAGAAGATGCGGAGGAAAAGGAATGATTGTAATAAAAATCATTTTAATTGTATTGCAATTTTCGTTTTTTGTAATGTGCATTGAAAACGAAGGCAAAGAATTGAGATTTTGGACTGTTTTATGGCTTATTTGCGCAATTCTGATATATGCAGTCCGTTAGCGAGGTGTTGAATATGTATGTAAATCCATTTGTAGCAGGCGTTTTCGTGACAATCGCATCGGAGATGGTTCTGATTTTCCTGTATGCCATTTTTAACCAGAAGAAGTAAGAAGGGCAGGGATAGGAAATGTCAATCGGGTTGCCGCGTAGAACGCCAACAAATAAAAGAGTAGTAGCCTGCAATATTTGTGGTAAGGTTTGGAACGTTGCCGCAACGCAGGATACCCAAAAGGGCTATTATTGCCCGGAGTGTAGCAAAGGTAGGGGTGCAAAACATGAAAATCGAACAAATCAGAGAAACAGCGCAAAAGAAACTGTTTGTAGGCAAGAAGGTTAAGGTGCTTGAGTTCGGCAAGGATAGGCATGGAGCGAACGTCCTGCGAAAAAGAAGAACAGGAACGGTAACAGGTCTTTATCCACATATTTTTACTGCGATTTTTAATGGAGGATACACAGAGAGTTTCCGCTACAGTCAGTTCTTTGAAAGTGATGGGGAAGTGGTGAGGTTATGAGAAATTGGAAACGGACTGCGTTTTATATCCGCCGGGGTCTGCTGCGGTGGGCAGCTATGTTTCTTGGAACGTTTCTTTCTCTTTGTGTCATGGTGTTTGTTCTGGAAAATGCTGACGGGCGAATAATGTTTTATCTCGCAAGCAGCATTATGATTGCAATCGCAATCGGCAGTTTGTTCTACGGAGGGCAGGAAAAATGAAAAAGCCTGTATGCAATTTCAACTGTTTTGAATGTCCGCACCCAGATTGCATCTGTGATGATTTTTCGTGAAAGGAATATGTGACGGACGCTGAAATCAACAGAATTGCAGGGATGACGAGAAGCAAAACAGGCTTAAGTAAAAAAGAATACCTCAGAAAGTATTATTCAGAACGCAAAGAATATGCCAAAGCATACCAGAAAAGCTATTACGAGAAAAACAAAGAGAGGATTCGCGAAAAGGCTAGGGATCGTTACCGAAAGAACAGAGACAGATACATAGCAAGCGTGCGAGCCTATCAGGAGAGCAATAAGGAGAAGGTCGATGCCTACAAGAAAGAATACTCAAAAAAATATAAAAGACGAAAAAGGGAGGAAAGAGAGAATGAAAAACGGCAGAGAATTGAAACCAGAGAATGAGTTGCAGGAACTTTGGGAACTGAACGGCAGGGTAAAGGCGGTTATCGCGTATCTGAAAACAGATAAATTTGTGGATGCCGAACAAATCTTAGCTATGCTTGCTGGCGGTGATGATGATGGCTTACCCATGCAGGACAGGAATAAAGACTGAATGTGCCAGCTGCGGCTACTGCGAAAAAGAGCAGGAAGAATGTCCGCACTGCCAAGAGACGCAATACGAATACCTTTATAAAAGGGATGATGGAGAAATCGTTGGTTGTAGCGAGTGTGTTAAAAGGATGTGGAAAGATTGACGGAAGTGTTATTGAAAAAAATCAGCCTTAAAAACTATATGGGTGCTGAAAATGTAGAGGTTGACTTTTCCGAGAAAACGGAAATCAGAGGTAAAAACCGTTGCGGCAAGTCTACCCTGATGAACGCCTACTTTGATGTTATGACAGGGAAATTTGCGAATGGTGCTGCACCGACAAATATTTGTCCTGTGGATGAGAACGGAGAAGAAAAGCCTGTCAAGGAAATCGAAAGAGCGATTACTTTGGAAATTAACGGAATTGAACGCGAAATCAGAAAAGTGACTAAAAGAAAGTATCGCAAGGGTGTTTTTATCGGGAATGAAACTGTTTATATGCTTGATGGCGTGTCTGCGAAAACTGCGGAAGTAAACGATTTTTTAGCCAGTATCGCACCGCCCGAAACGGTGGCAATGTGTTCTAATGCGTCTGTATTTTTGTCGACCTTGAAAAAATCGACTGCGGATGCAAGAAAAGCCATTGAAGGTCTTTCTGGGTTCGATATTGAGCGTTTTTGCAAGGAAAATGCAGAATATCAGAGCATTTACGAAATGACCGCAGGAAAGAAAACAGAGGACGCATTGAAGCAACTAAAAAAACGCCTTTCTGTCGAAAACGGAGAACTGGACAGGCTGAATGTTGAATTGGACTACGAGCAGCGAAGACTTGACAGGTCGGACGATTCTGATTTGCAGAAATTGGAATCCGAGAAAGCAATTATTATCGGAAACATTGATAGTATGGAGAATCTGAAAGAAACGCTGAATATTTCTATAGACAGATATACATATCTTGTCGGTCTGGTTGATGACCTGAAAAAGAAGATGTCAGCCATTGAGGACGAGCAAAAGAAAGCAAAAAACGAGAAAATCGAAACTCTGAAAAAATCTATAGTGGCTATCGATGCGGATATTGATAACTTTTCGGAAAAAGTTAAAAAATACAACGAATCATCTGAGAAAGTTTTTGGAGAGATTTCTTCATTAAAATCGAAATGCACTGAATTGAAGAACTGCCATTCTATCATGGACGCGGTGCAGTACGGAAATGACTATATTTGCCCTAAATGTGGCAGGGGGTTCAATTCAGAAGAAATAGAGGTTGTAAAAGAAAAATTATACAAGGAAAAAGAAGATACTTTATGTGAACTTAAAGACAAGGTTGATATTCTTGAATCCGCAATCAAAGCAGAAACTGATACATATTTAGATTTTAATAAAAAATCAAATGAATGGGCTGAAAAGGTTTTTGATAAAAGAGAAATAAGAAAGTCTTTGGAGATTAATTTGGAAAAATTGCTTTCTATCGGCTTTGAGAAAACGGAAGAATATAAAACGCTTGAAAAACGGCTTAAAGAAGCAGAGGAAGAATCCTCTAAACTTTTTGAATCAACTGATTTATGGCGGCAGGTAACGGAGAGGATCAGTAACTATAAGGCTGACCTTTCGCAGAAAGAATCTGAAATCAAAGTTATTATCAGAGATACCGAAAATACAGAAAAACGAATTGATTCGTTGAAAGAATCCGTCAAGAAGCAGGCACAGAAAACGGCTGACGTTGAACGCCGGATTGATATGCTACAGGATTTCAGCATTGCCAAAAACACCGCTCTGGAGGATATGGTAAACAGGAAATTTGAGTTTATCAAAATCAAAATGAGCGAAGAAACATTAAGCGGAGATATTAAGGAAACTTTGAGAATCAATGTAAATGGCGTTGATTATTTCAATGGACTGAACCATGGAGACAGAATCCTTGCAGAAATTTTCCTGTTAAAAGGATTGCAGGACATGAATAGTATTCGCCTTCCGATTTGGATTGATGATACAGAATCCTTGGACGAAAACAGGATTCCAGATGTAAGCCGCCAGTTAATTGTTATTCGCAGGACAGATGATGAAACTTTGAAAGTATGCAATGGGGAGGAATAAAAATGGGAATGAAAGGATATAAAGGTTTTCGCAAGGGGCTTATTTGCAAAGATAAGCAGTACGCAGAGAACACGATTTTTGAAGAAAGCGAAGCTAATATTTGCGTGAATGGTATGCACTTCTGCAAAAATCCTATGGACGTACTTTACCATTATCCGCTGATTGATGATAACGGCGAAATGTGCGAATTTGCGGAAGTAGAGGCATTGGACGAGACATTTACGGATGACGATAAAAAATACTTCACGAAGAAACTAAAAATCGGTGCAAGGCTGTCTTTAGCAGAATTTATTAAGGCAAGTTTTGACGTAACCTATCGGCAGATTAAAGAAGAAGTTGATAATGTTTCAGAAAAAGAAAATGTCGTAGACAACGCTAAACTTGCAGGCGGAAACGGGGCTACACTGGCAGGCGGATACAACGCTAAACTTGCAGGCGGAAACGGGGCTACACTGGCAGGCGGATACAACGCTACACTGGCAGGCGGAGACAACGCTAAACTTGCAGGCGGAAACGGGGCTACACTGGCA